ATTGGAATCAACAACCTTGCACCACGGGGATGAATTTGATGAGATTTTGCCAGACAACCACACTCTCAGTGTGCGTCCAGTGCGCGAGTACACACCCAAAGTCCAGCAAACTTGGGGTGATGTCGTGCCAGACGCCAAGCCAGACTTCGACCGGTCCAACCAAATGGGACCGTTGTTGTCAGGAGCGGAACCGGTGGTTACAGTCAACGGCGATTTTGACTCATTTCGAGCTGCTTTCGACAAGCGCAGCAATTCCCAACCCGATAAAGATGACGACTGTTCTGTCGAATTCCAAAGGGAGGCACACAAACTGTGGGACGAGGTTTTCCAAAACGTTCATTTCGAGACATTCGACGTCGATGAGATGATGATAGAAAGGTGGTTGAACAAAATGGATCCGGTGAAACAAGCTCGCATGGTGGCTGCTCTAGATAAGCTGCCTGAATGTGATTCTGATGCCAATTACTTGGGCTCAAAGCAACTGTTTGTCAAAGTCGAGGCGCTGCTCAAGCGCTATGACAACAAATGGGCTCCAAGATTGATTTACCAAGGCAACGATGAATTCAATGCGCTCACCGGTCCTATAGCAATGGTCGTCTGTGAAAGGATGATCGAGCTGTTCAACAAAACTACTATCGGCTCCCTCAAAGTCAAGATGGCATACAAGGCCAACGACGTTGATCTAGCAGAATTCCTCCGGGCCAGTTCGGAGGAGGGATTCCATGAATGCTTCGAGGCTGATTTCTCTGCAAACGACCTGCGACAGCGGCACTTCGCCAACGTCATCTTCCAAAAGGTCTGCGTTAAGTTGGGCGCCCCTCAATGGTTTGCCACTCTCTTGGACAAGATGAGTGAATTTACCGTTGTAAATCATCAGTTTGGATTACGTGCGGAGCTTGCGAACCAGCTCCCAACAGGTACAACAATAACAACACCCCGGAATACAATCTGGAATGTGACAATCGAGGCTGTCTATGCCGCCATTACCCGCAACAAGGGTCGCTGCGTCGTGCTGGGAGATGACTATCTCGGCATGATGTTGCGTAAAGTTTCGGCTTCGATTGAGGAGTGGGTTGCAAGTCATCCCAAAATGAAGCTCACTCCAGCCTGGCCCGTCATATCCGGCCAGTCCACATTCTTATCCCGCCGCATCATCACATACACGGACAAGTGGTGCATGGTACCCAAGATCGGAAAAGCGTTGGCGCGCTTCAATGCTCGCGCTAGTTCTAACGCTGCCGTTTCCGACTCGGCGTACATGGCGGGCAAGGCTTTGTCCTATGCCTACGAATTCCGGCACATGCCCCAGATGCGGGACCTGTTTATCGCACGATACAAATCTGAAGAAGACAATGCGCACATTAATGTAGACGAAGTCTCGTGGTTCACACGCACATCAGGAATCGAACTTAAGGAATTGGAATCGCTCATCTACAAGGAAAAAGTAGTTTTGAGCGAAGATCAAACGTTTGAATTCATGATGGATGCGTACGGAGACGACGTATCAACTACGGAAGTTATGGAGCTCGCACAACGCGTCATCTGCAGTAAGGAAATCACCAGCCTCGAGTGGCCGCAAGAACTCGAAATTGATATGTAAGATTCCTTTTGTTTGTCAGCAGTCACACTGCAACCACATCTCGCTCCTCTTAGAGTCAC